CTTTTCTGATCTCTTCCTCTGTTTCGCCACTCAGTTTATTTGCAAGCTCATAAGGAATGCCAAGCTCATGGGCTATCCTGCTCTTAACCGAGGCAGTCTCGTATGCTTTAACCTTGGATTCAAGACCAGTCAAATCATTCTTTGCCTTGTCTCTCTCCTCCTCAGCATTCTTGAGCGAATTGCCAAGCTCAGTGTTTTTGTCATTCAATTCTTTGATCTTGCTTGCTAAATCATCCGGGCTTATATATCCCTTAAATTTCTCCTCAGCCTTTTCTGTTGCTGACTTTTCGGCTCTGGCTATTCTTTCCTTGATAGCCTCATCAAAAGCCTCCTGTGTTTCAATTGGTGTAAAGCTCATTGTGTTACCTCCTACTTTTCCGCTGTAGTTGCGTTAATATTTGATTCTTTGTTTAGCTGTCTCTTTATCCTCAGATGCTAACCAGTGCGCTAAGATTACACAGTCCATTAGAGCAATTTCTGTGTCCGGCTTGAGAGCTGCATATCCAAAACCGCCATGTGAACCAATATTTCTTTTCTGACAGTTTGATATAACGTTTGTCAGCTCTTCTTGATTCATGTGCACGATTGTCTTTTTAAACACTGCCTGTTCAAAAAGTGTATTGGCATTTATGATCTCGGCAACTGTTGGGAGTATAGGTTTTTTTAGCCTTGCATCTTTCATTGCCTGTGTCATAAGTGGCTGTCCATTAGCTCCATCAATGGCAACTTTTACCACATTGTTTGCCTGACTGAGCCAGTCCACAATCCAACCTATGCCCTCTCTCATGTTCTTGTAATCAATGACCTCAACAAAAATCTTTTTGTTTTTGGTCTTTATGGCTATTGCCATTGCGGAATTAGTGCCATCTTTCCCAAACTTAACCCCCACAAAAATCCTGTGGTTTGCAAACTCAGGTAGTTTTTTAACTGCCATCTGTTCCCATTCCACTTTGGAGATTGCTGATTTAAGGTTATGCTGCAACCACAATCCAAGTCTCTGGATGTTAAAGTCTGTCTCATCCCCGGAAATCTCATCCTCAATACTTCTTTCTGTGAATATCGTTCCCAGAGATGGGTTTGTCTTATACCAAAGACTTTTATCATTTGGGTCTGACAGTTCCGGGACAGACCACTCAGCCCACCCAGAATTTTTCTTTGTCCCCTTGAGCGTGTCATTTCTGTAATTTAGAAAGACTGTTCCAGAACTGACTGCTGTTGGAGGAGTCCCACAAAAAATAGTCTGTGGATTCTTGGAGTCTGTGACTACGTATTTAAGCGCTGACTCCTGTTCATCTGTATATTCCTGAGCCTCGTCAATTACAAGTAAGTCAAACCCCTCACCTAAACCGCCTTTTCCTGAGCGTGTTCTGAAATCAACTGAGCCTCCTCCCAAGACAACAATCCTCTCAAGTCCAAACTGTTTTGAATATGTATAACATTTTTTATATTCACCTGCTGCCAGTTTTTCCTTTGTGGGTCTTTGTATCTCTGTATAACCGAGATCATCTAATAAGGCTGTTAGCCTTACTGATGCAGAATGTGATGTTGTAGTTCTGTGAGCTGTGTGCAATACCTTCTCACCATGAGTCAGAGCGTAAAGCTCTCTCATTGCAACAATCTCATTCTTTCCATTTCGCCTTGGGACAGAATATCCATACTTTGTATGAACCCATAGACCATCTCTATTGATAGCAAGAATATTATTTAATTGTTTTCTTTGCCAACTCTGACAAACCCTCCCAGTTTGTTCATATAGAGCTGCTGCCTCTTTGCCTCTGGTTGTCCGATAATGCAAGACAACTGATTGTGTAGGAGTTTGATTGCCTTTTCTCATAAGACAACTACCTCCTATTTTTCTATAACAAAAGAGCTAGGGACTTGAATGTCCTTAGCTCTTAGTTATCAAAACATATGATATTTATCAATGAACAAATCTCCTGTTATATTCTTTGTCCATCTCAACAATCTCTGGTGGAGCGTCCTCTTTAAGAGTGTGATTGCCTTTATCGTCAAGAACCCACCAGTTTAATAGTTTTTCGTGCAGTTCCATTTTTCTTTTATTTGGATTTACCATCATAATGCAAAACCTCATCCACTAAGTCATTTAGTATAGAATTGTTTGTTTTTAACTCTTCTCTCTTTACATTAGCATCTGCGATCAATTCATTCAACCTGTTTTCAATTTTACTTGTTTCGTAAAAACCATATGATGCATTTTTACTGACAGTGTTTGCAATGAATCCGGGCTGTTGTTGCTCTGCCTGATTAACAAACCTAAATAATTTGCTTTCTAACTCATTTTTTGCCTCAGCGACATTTGTAAATCTGTCTCTATTATCTTGGTAATATCTGTTCACTGAGTCCCAGTGCTGCTTGTGTCCTCCTAATTCATGTTCAAGAACATCCTTTATATTCTTTGCCGGGAAAACATCAGAGCTAACAATTTGGGAAAACTTTTGCGCATTTATAAGCTCCTCGCTTATATATAGCGCATTTTTTGCATGATCATAAGCTGCAATATTTCCAAGCGAATTGTTTTTTGCAATTACAACCTTGCTAATATCTCCATATTTTCCACTCTCCACCTGCTGATTTATATAATAGCTTGTGGCCTGTGAGTCAGATGAGTTTGTTTGACTATAGATATATGGATATCTATCATTCTGATATACCCTTATATTTTTTTCTTTTTCTTTTCCATTCTCATCTTTTATTTTAAACTGCTCAGTGTGAGCTTTGCCCATCCTATCAGCGATTTGCTCAGATAAATCAATTCTTTCTTTTATCTTCTCTGTTTCGCCCTGATCTCTAAAAGAATGAGCCACACCTCCAGACTGATAGGCTGTTAGCTTTCTCCCATTGTAATCAAGTGAGCATCTGCAATTGTCATGTCTGGCAAAGACCTCTCTTGGGACACCGGGATATGTATAGTCACCCACAAGGCTGTCACACCATTTGCAGCAATCGCTTGCAGCATCTCTTTTGACTTGGACTTTTATTCCTGCCTTGTGCTGAAATGCTGCATTTTTCTTGACAGTATCATCAACAACACTCCTTGCATGAGTCTTGATGGGCTCATTTAAGAGCCAAGATGCTTTGTCATAGTCTTCCTCTCTGGAAAGTCTCTGCACAAATCCGTCAATTCTATCCTCATCAAGGTCTGCCTTTTGAGCCTTAAGGCTGATACCTGCATTCTTGTTTATGGCCTCTTGAACCTGCTGCGCAAAGTTTGCCACCATCTCATGATCAGTTGCAAGGGAATCTCCCATGACTCTGCTTGCAATGTTGTAATACATTCTCCCATCCGGGAGAACATCAGAGCTTACCTCAGACTTGAAAGCATTTGCTCTTGCTGTTCCAATTGATTCTGCATACTTATATGCATCAGAGTAAGTAGCTGCCCCATCTGCTGCCTTTTCAGACAGTTTCCTCATCTCAACATCCCTGATGCAGTTTTTTCTAAATGCATTGTTGATATTTTCAATTAGTTCCGGGACAATATCTTTCTCTGCCACTGTTTACTCCAATTATTTCTCAGTAATCTTTGAAAGACTACTGATGAGACTATCTGTGTTTACTCCAGTCATGCTCTTAATCTTCTCAATGATCTGATTGACAGCAGTCCTGACTCTTTCCTTTTGAGCAGCGTCCATATTCTTTACTGCTGCTGTGAGATTTGAAATCTCATTCTTAATGCTATCCATCTTGGCAGATTGTGAACTGCTGCCACTTGAACTCTTGGAGCTACCTGATGAGCTGCTGCCTTTTGACTTGCTGCTGCCCCCGGATGATTTGCCACCAGATGATTTGCCACCAGATGATTTTGAACTGCTTGGCTTTGCATAATTTGGATTGCTCTTAATCTTGGAGATTTCCTGCAAAGCTCTGTTCTGATATTCCATTCTTATGGCATTTTTCTCTGCCTCAGTCTTAGCGCCCTTGAGAGCACTGTTCATTTCAGACTGGAGCTTTTCTTTCATGAGAGCAAATTGCATTTTGCCGGCATCATTCAAACCTGCCTGAGTGAGCCCCACAATCCTTGTTGTGGAGCTCTTTTTCTTGCCCTTGCCCTTTGCTCTGCCTTTTTTCTTGCCCTTCTTTGTATAATTCTCATAATATTCATGAGCTGCTTGTTTATCGTATGCCATCAGCCAAGCTCCTTTGTAAGATTCTGGAGCTGACTTAATATATCATCAAGCTCTCCAGAATTGTCCTCAAGCTCCTCATCCTCAAGCTCCTCATCCTCAAGCTCAAGGTCTTCCTCATCCATTCCCTCAAAGAGGTCTGTCTCTGGCTCATCCATAGGAATCCCTGTTAATCTCTGAATTGTGTTAGGGCTTATTGCGTTTGGAACTGCCTGATTTATCTTAAGGACAGCATCACCAAATGAACCCATTGCGCTGTTATCCATAACAAAAGCCGGTTTCCAAAGAGGAATAGTCTCATAAAGAGCATTTCTCTTGTAGTGTGAATCATCTCTGAGACAAGCTGCAACAAGTCCGACATTTAATATCCCACTTCCAAACACATCCTGAGCCTTGGATGCTATTCTCTCAAGATCAGCATGAGCAGCCTTTATTGACTCGGCGCTTGATGGAGTGCTTGAGATAAATCCAAGATCATCAACTGTGAGACCTGTTATCCCGGCAAAAGCCTTTGCGTATACGTTTAACTGCTCAATGAATGGTGACATGGTAGCCTGTTGGAACTGTCCCACTGTTGGCTTGTCCCCATCCTCATCCTTTGTTAGCTCCAAAAACTTTGCATAGCTTGCTTTTATGGAGTCAAAATCGCTATTTGGTGATGTGCCTAAAATATATTTTTGAGGGAAAGAGTTGAACTCTGCCAACACTTCCATTCTTGTAAGAGTGAATCTGGCTTTATCCTGCAAATCCATGCAGTCTTTACTTATTCTGCTCTGACCAAAAGGTCTATTTGCATCAGGTCTGTAGATGATTGGAACAAGTAAAGGATAGCCTGTGTTATTTGGTATAACATCTGGCTCTTGAACACCTTTGTAATAGATTTCCGTCCTGTCAGATGTGAAATAGGCATCTGTGAGGACTGTTCCATTGTCATTGGTTTCAAGTATTGCATAACCTTCAATAAGCAAATTGGTAATAGGGTCAATCCTGCCTGTTGCATTCTTTCCATCAATGACCTGTAGTCTTGGATATCCGTCTTCATCTGCTGAGATATATACAAAGCAACAAGCGCTGATCAGTGCTGATCTGATAGCAGAGTCAAAGAAAATGTCAGGATTATTCATCTGGAATATTCCCCAGAGGTCAAAATTGTCATTTTCAAAGCCATCAAATATAAGCCTGTTAGCCAAAGAGTCAACTGCCTTGGCACACCATCCTAATTTGCTCCCAAATCTGGAAACAAGATCGCCCGGAATCACCGGGGATGGGTCAGCCTTAAGATTCTTGAGCTCATAATAGTCATATCTGGTACGTGCCCAGGTTTTCTTTTTATTTAATTTACTCTTGAGATATGCTCTGCCTTTTAATTCACTCATCTATATTTTTCCTTTTTGGTCTTTTCAAAGAGATCACTGCGAGATATTGACACA